ACGGCGGCTCGAACGTCTCCATGCCGCCGTTGGCGATGGCGCGGGTGCGGACGGCGCGACCGTTATAGGCGGTCTTGAGCTCGTCCCATTCGAACTTGCGGCCATGCGGCGCGTCCTGTCCGCGATCGGCCTCGATCAGCACGACGGGCAGGTTGCCGACCGAGCCGAGCGTGCGGGCGATGCCGGCGTTGGTCGCCTTCGTCGGGTCGAAGCCCTCGTAATTCGACCGGCCGAGCAGCTTCCACAGGAATTCGAGCAGCGTCGTCTTGCCGGTGCCGGGCAGGCCGGTCATTTCCAGAAACGCAAGACTATCCTGCTCGCGCCGGATATGGTCGGCGAACAGGCTGAGCGTCCAGAATGCGGTGGTGACGATGCCCTTGACGCCATAGGCGGTGCAGAGCGGCGGCACCCACGAGAGGTTGAGCTTTTCGGCGTCGTAGCTGATCTTGAGCAGCCGATCCGACGTGCGCAGCTTCACCGATTGCTTGCCGAGGGTGAAATATTCCTCGTCGTTCGGCTCGTGGACGCGGCCCTTGTGAACGGCGATATCGCCGAAGATCCATGCGCCGTGCTCGATCGAATAGCCGGTGTGCTGGATCGCCTCGACGAGCTGGATGCCGTGCCATTGCAGCTGCATCAGCCGGTCGATCTGAAACTGGTTACCGGTCCACTGCGCGCCGGGCGCGATCGAGGCGAGGCGCTTCTTGAACTCGCCGTTGGTCGAGCAGGCGGACCCGGAGAAGGTCGCCTTTACGCTGTGCCGGCCCTTAGGAAAGTCGATGCGGAGGAAATAGGCGCCCTCTTCGAGGTTCGGATCGCGCTGGAAATAGAGGGTGCGGAAGACGCAATTGGCCAGCTCGTCGATGTCGATCGCTTCCTCGGCCGCGAGATCCCACCGCGCCTGCGCCGACATATCCTTGATGTGCGCGTGCTCGGGATCCTCGCTCTCCATCCACAGCTGCTGAATCTGGTTGATCCGCTCAACGGAGAAGGTGGCCCACAGCTGCTTGCCGGCGAAGGTGATCGGGAAGGACGCGTAGCGCTCCTTCTTGTAGATCAGCATCGCCTTTTCGGTGGCGCTGGCGGCGATGGTGACGTCGCCGTTCCAGATGTAGTTTTCGAGATCCTCGGCGGTGAGCCTGTCGGCCTGATGCAGGTCGTTCCAGTCGCTCTTCTCGCCCTCGCCATCGGGGCGGACCTGCGCAGCGCGGCACAGCAGGCCGGCATCGCGGCCCTTCTTGACGAACTCGCGGGCATAGCGGACGCCGGCCTTGCCGACGTCATAGGCGAAGATGAGCTTCGGCGTGGCGCGGCTGGCGTCGGCCGCGGCCTTGCGCAGTGCGTCGATCGCGGTGCCGGGATAGTTGTTGCACGACAGGGTGCTGACGGCGATGGCCCCGCGGTCCCGGAATGCGGGCGACTGGTTGAGCGCGATGGCGTCGAAGATGCCCTCCGCGATCCAGATCTCGGCGGCCTGGGCGAGGACGGCGTCGGTATGCGCCGGCATCGTCCACCACAGACCCTGATATTTGCAGCCGTAGGCGAAGACGGCCTTCTTTTTGCCGAACCGGGCGGGCTGGTCGATCAGGCGCTGCCAATAGGTGTTCGGCTCGCCCGGCAGGGCGAAGCGCACAGTCGCCGAGCTGATGTTCAGCTTCTGATCGTGATAGACCTCCTGCGTGTAGCAACCGCGCAGGCCCATGAGATCGAACCCGCGGGCATGCTGGAGATAGGCGTCCGCCGCGGCATTGGGGTTCTCGGGCGTCTGCACGTGGCGCTTCGACCAGTCGTCGAAGATGTCGGGATAAAGGGGCTTGACCGGGAAGGTGTCGCCGCAGCGGTTCTCCCGGCCGCAGCGCAGGACGAACGGCTTACCCGCCCAAGTAAACAGCTCCTTCTTGCCGCACGAGGGGCAGCGCCCCTCCTGCAGATACTTGCCCTTCTCCGAGAAGCCGTAATCGGTCTTCAATCGGGAGAGGACTTCCTTGAGCACGTCAGTTTGCACGGGCGGGGCGATCTTTCGAGGCAAGCGGGTGGCGTTGCCGGAAGCGGGGGCTTTCGGCTGGGATGGTTTCGGCGGGGGCGGGCGCGGCGCGGGCCGCGCGGGGGTCAGGTGGTCATGGGCGGGGCGAAGGCAGCGCCGATCGCGGCGCCGAGGCCATGGTCGGCATCGTCGTCGTTCGCCGGCATCGGCGGTTGATCATCGTTCGCTGGCAAGGTCGGGCCGTTCCGCCACACCCCGAGCGGGATATGAACGGACGGGTTCGGCTGCGCGGCGGGGCGCAACGTGCGGATCACCGACAGTTGCGCGACGAAGACATGGCCGCAGTCGAGGTTGTCGCAGGTCATGCGCAGCTCGCGGACCATGCCGGTGATGTCCCAGCTGTTCCGCACGATCGCGCGGGACTGGCAATGCGGGCAGGCAATGGCCGGCATCCGCGGGGAGTAGGTGCGTTTTTCTTTCTTCACTGGTGTGAGCCCCCGGTATTCCCCGCGGCCGACCCGGTGCCGGACGGAAGGAATGGCGTCAGGCGACGGATCAGCTGCCCGAAGGCGCTGCGAGCCTGTTCGGCCTCGGCGAGCGCGCGGAGCGCTTGCAGCGGCGAGGCATTGGAAACGGTAAGGGCTACGGCTGCGGCGACGGCTTCGCCGCTCTCGGTCGACGCGTCTGCCACGGCGTCGGCGAGCTGGCGCCGGCAGGCGTCCTGCTGCTCGCGCGCGCCCTGCAGCTGGAAGCCGAATGCGTCGAGGAACGGTGCGCCCTCGCCACCCGCCGCCTGATAGGCGGCGTCATAGGCGAGTGCCTGGGCGATCGTCGGCGAGGACGTGCAATTGTCCTGCGACCAATAGCGCACGGCGCGGACGCCGCGGCGTGCCATCTGCGCGCAGACCGGCCAGCCGAGGACGCCGGCGACGCGGGTCATAGCCGCAGGGAAGGTGAGGGGCGCGCGGAGCTGGGTCATTCGCCTGCCGCCCGCTTCATTCCTTCGCGCCGATCGAAAGCGACGATCGGCGCGCCGGCCTCTACTGCAACATCATCGGCGGGAGAGGACACCGACGTGTCAGCAGGAGGGTAGATGTCCGGGCGAAATGCTTCGCGAGGAATGGCAGTCGCGGCTTCGACCTTCAGCACGAAGCGCTCTGGCAGCAACGAACGGTTCGCGAGGAGCTGGGAGATATTTCCCTGCGTGCAACGACAGATATTAGCGAACGCCGTCTGGCCCGGCGCCTTAGCTACAGCCGCTTGGAAGGCAGCAAAAGCGGCCTCAAATTGCTGCTTGGTCAAGTCGTATCGGCTCGTCATGATGGCGGCATATTACCGAACTAATACAAGCGCAATAGCAATCTATATAAGCCGACTAATTTTTCGGCGGTATGCTGGCGTATGAACATACTCGGGGACCGTCTCAAAGCCGCGATGGGGCGGGCTCGCATTGATCAGGCTGCATTGGCGGAGCAGGTCGGGTGCACCCAAGGTGCGATCAGTCAGATCATAAACGGGCGGAGCCAGCGCTCCCGCTTCCTCCCCGATATAGCCGCAGCGCTCGGGACAACGACCGCGTTCCTAAAGGGCGAGACGAACAATCCGGCGATCAGCGCAACGCCTGCGCTCACTGCTGACGAAATGGCCGATCGTCTCGACCTCGTACCTATAGCCAATGTGGATATGGCGTACGGCATGGGCCTGACGTTCGCGGGCGATCATATCGATGTCGAGGTTCTACATTTCCCGCGGACGTGGTTGGAGTCTTTGACAAGCACCGCGCCGCAGGAACTCGCATGGGCTCGCGGGCGCGGGAACTCGATGTCCCCCACGATTGAGGATAACGACCTCGTGCTGATCGACCGGTCGGATCGGTCCGTGCGCGATCAGGATGCCATATGGGCTTTCACGGTCGGCGACGTGGCGATGATGAAGCGCCTCCGCGTTCGAGGAGAAAACGTAACTATTCTGTCGGATAACGAGCGGGTGCCGCCGGACCATGCACATCCCGACGAGATCAACATTGTCGGCCGCGTATCGCATATCGTTCGGCGTCTGTGATCAGGGTCGGACCCATGATCTATAGCGCTTATGGCCGGAACACTTGATGATTGTCACGCGACAAAGCCATGGTGGCGTATTGATCTTCGAGGCTCATCGGGCGGAGTTGACGTGATGGACTTAAGTACAATCGCCGGTGAGTTCGGTTCGCTGCCAGATGCTTTTAAGGTTGCTCTCGGTTATAGTTTGAAGCCTATGCTCGGTGATTTGAAGGCAATCCCCGCCTTCCTCGGGCGACATGGGTTGCGCGGCATCGAAGCTGGCACCGTGGCCCGGATCGAAGCTGGAAAGGAATTGGGAAAGCTTGTAGCGGCGAAGGCAGTCGAAGATGATTCCTTCGTCGAAGCCGCCAAAGAGGTGTTGCTACCAGGCGAAATTCTAAGAGCCCAAAACCGTATCGGCGTTGCTGCAGCAGCCATCAACGAGGCCGCAGGTCGGCAGCGAGAAGATCCCGATGCGAAGTTTGAGAGTGCTCGCGCTCCTGACGATGATTGGCTAATGGCGTTTATGCGGCATGCGGAGGATGCTTCATCGGACGAACTGCGCACTTTGTTTGGGCGCATTTTAGCCGGGCAAATTTGCCAGCCTAAGTCGTTTTCGCGTACGACACTAAGAACCGTATCCGAGCTCGATGAGCAAACGGCGGCTGACTTCATCTGGTATTGGCATCAAGCTATTGATGACGGCTACGCACCAGAGAGTATAGTGCCCGGGCCGGGAAGTGAGTGGTCTCGTCTAAACCGTTTGCGAGATGCTGGTTTGGTTTCTTCGGTGTTATCCTCTGTATGGCAGCCGCAGATAGATGGCGTGCCTTCTCTAGGACATGGTTGGGTCATAGGCTTCGCGCGATTCAAACTCATATTTTTTTACAAAGATATCCAAAATCGCGAGATACGAAATTACCCACTGACTAAGGTGGGGCAGGAGCTAAGTGCGATAGTCGAGCCTCCTCCGTTTCGTGAAAATCTCACATCATTTGCTCGAAGGTATATTGCGGATGATGGTATCGTCAGGATCAGCCTTTTAGCCGACGGCAAAGAGGAAATTATTATAGACAAGCGAGATCAGACCAGCGGCTCTAGTTTCAGTCGAGAAATGAACCCCTGATCGCCAAGGCTGTGGTCGACCTCGATCACCAGCCATTCGATAGCGTCGATCGCCGCCTTATAACCGCTGACGGTCACCTTCTGCTCGGGCGCCACGTCCGGCCGCCCGAGGAGGCTGAGCGTCAGGGATAGCGGTTCGCGCCCCGCCTTCGCCTTGGCGGCGTTAGCGGCCGTGCGCGCCGCTTCCTCGGTGGGATAGACCCGCGCGAGCTTCTTCGCGCCATCGGCCTTGCCGGCGGTGACCGTCTGGCGCTTGGCTCCCTTGCGATCGTGCCACGTCGCCGACACGCCGTCGACGTCGTCGCGTTTCTGGCGGGTGAATTGGTGGGTCTCGCCATCCCGACGTCGTATGGTGACGGTAAGCAGCGTCTTGCCGCTCGGCGTCTGATCGGCGCCGATCGGCGCGAAGATGAGGGTGCCGGCCGCGATCTTCGCCACTGCGCCGTATTCGCGCCCCAGCTTGCGCAGGAAGGCGAGGTCGCTTTCCCGGCTCTGGATCTTGCCGACTGCGATGCCGGCGAGCGAGGCGGCGCAGCGGGGCTTGAGCTCGTGCCGGCCGGCGACCTCGACGACGATCGCGCCGAGC